ATGACGGATTATCAGCCATACAGGAAAGGAACTGTGCTTGCCCCAACTGGGCCATGCAATCATCTTCATGTGATTTGTAATGATCCTGTTTATTACCCCGTTAACGATTGTTATTGTGTTTTAGTTGTTAATATTTCTAGTATCAAGGATGGTGTCCCCCACGATCCGTCTTGCGTCTTGAATTCTGGTGATCATCGCTTTATCAAGCATCCAAGTTATGTTGTTTACGCTGAAGCTATAATTTGGCGAGTGGATAACATGGTTAGAAAGCAGCGATCGGGTGAGATTTCTGTTCATGATGATATGCCAGAAGCTACATTCAATAGAATTCTGGACGGTTTTGATATCTCTGATGAAGTTACGCCAAAGAACCTTAAATTTAAAAATAAATATTGCGTATCATCTATTGATGATGAGTAAACAACAGGAATTGTTTCGGTATAACTTCAGGAGTTTTCTATGGAAGATCAAAAAGCAACCAAGCCACAGGTTAAGTTCGACACAATGAAAGCATTCGCAGGTATGGGTGCTGCTGTTGAAGTTCTGATGAAGGCTGCTCCTAATGCGTTCACTCACGCTACTGTCTCTGGTAAAGAGCAGCAGGGTAAGCTTCGTCGTCGCAAAGCAGCATGATCATAGCTGGTGCTTTTTGAAAACCCGCCTTTAGGCGGGTTTTTTATTTAGTGATGTTCTTTGCCCTTCTGTTTGCTTGTTCTGACCTGTTCCCACTCGATACGTCCTTCTTCTCGTCTTTTGTCTATGTATTCCGCAAGATCCTGAATATTGATGCAACGTTTTGCTTTTTGTGATGTGCCGATGCGATATGTTGGAACGGGCAACTTACAAGCGTTTGCTTTTGCTTCTGCCGTGGCTGGACTCATGCCAAAGTACTTTTGGCTAACTGCTGAGAGTTCAATGTTAGGGGTATTGAATTCAGCCATCAGTAAAAACAAGGTGTTCATAATTTTCTCCATCAAAACCGGCTGCACCCGGGAAAATCATAATTCTGTGCTGGTGGCAGGAATTAATTTCTGCCAGATAGCGGAAACATATTTTGCCTGATGACGGGCATCAGCCAGGGCGTTGTGCCGTTCGCCATCGAAAGGCATGTCCATTTTGGGGTCGAATCCGATGGAACGCCCAAGCGTAACGATCGTGCGTACATCGTGGTCATTCCAGTATGCCCACGGGCAGATTTGTCCTGCTCGCTCATAAGCTCCACGTAAAATTACGTTGTCGAAGGTGGCTCCGTTACCCCAGACTTTTAAATATTTCGTATTGTCTGCGTGCCGGTTAATGAAATGATTTAGTTCTGAGAGAGCATCGCTGATCGACAAAGTATCATCAATACAGATTGCAGCTCGTGCTTCAGGGCTTTGTTTCAACCACCACAGGATGGTATCGCCGTCAGGTGTAGCTCCTTGCCCCATAGCACTTTCCAGGCTAACAACCGTATAGAATTCTTGTCCGATGTCTCCGGTTTCTGGAGTGAAGAACACCGCGCCAATGGAAACGATCGGTGCATCCTTATTTTTCCCCATCGTCTCAAGGTCGATCATTAAGTTGTTCATCACTTCACCTCTTGTGATGGTTTTGCTGCAAAATACTCGATACCTTTATCCCAGATAGATTTTATGGTCGACCACGTGACTGGCACTTTAATTTCAATACGTCCGCTCCCGTCACAGGTATCGCAATCATCATCGCCAAAGCATTCCAGGCAGCTTATAAACGTAGTTTCTGAAAATTCACCGGATAGCGCCCCCTTAGCGCCGTTCTCGGCTGTTAGTCTCTTCGGCACCATAACCCAACCATCCGGAGTTACCGGAGAGTTGCCAGACAGTGCGTTCTGCAATCGTTCCAGCTTAACGTATTCCTGAACCCTGTTTCCGTCGCACGCCTGAAGCCATTGCACAGCCTTTTGCGCATCAGTGTGAAAGGCACAAGTGCGACCGTCATCAAATTGCATTTCGTAGAGGTCAGCAACCTGTTTAAACTGCGTTTGTGGCAACTTGTAAGCCTGGCTTGCAGGTACGGCACCATAGAGCATGGCAGCGCGGCAGGCGTTCCAGCCTTCATCAAAACCGACTATGCCATTATTTAAAGACGGACGAGCATCTGGCACCACCGGCACTGGCTTGGCTATATATAGCGGCTGAACATACCAGCCCTTTGATAACCAACTGTCAGCAATGTTTTTACTCCTGGTTATTGCCGGAATACCTAAGCCATTGTCTGAATGCAGCCATGCCACCGGATCCTCTTCCAGCGATGCCAGAGCAATTTCATAAGCACGGCGCTCAACATTGTCTCGCACGTCCATGCTGCTGATTCGTTCTTTGATTTCTTTAATCAGTTCTTTATCGGTAAATGTGGTCATTATGCTCCAGCCTCCAGTGCTTTTGGCATTACTGCCCAGTGAGTGATGTTGACGTTTTCAAGGTCCCCGACCTGAAATGTCCACTGCCATTCTCCGGTTTCTTTTTGCCCCCATGTATACCAGAGAGAACGCCAGCCAATCAGCCAGCCTTCTCCATTAGCATCAAATAACAGAACACTTTCATTCGCTGGCGGCAGTTCAGCTGACACTGGTATTACTTTGTTTTCCAGTGCTGCACATTTAGCTTCAAGCGCATCAAATTTACGCACCAGGTATTCAGCATCCGTTTCATTCACTTTCAGATCTCGCGGTACACATTTCCCGCGAAGAAATCCTTCCATTTCGAAAACATTCATGCGCATTTGCGTAACTCCGATAATTCGTTAAAGCGTTCCATAAACATCCCGTAGGCATGGCCTGGAGCCAGTGGAATCACGTTGAACATCTCTGTTGCCGGGATACCTTCCAGTACAGGCCAGAAAGAGCCATCATCAAGCCCGAGATCGCGGCGTTCGGTTGCCAGCATGATGAGATCGGCATATTTCACGGGCGTACTCATAACCGGTGGTAACCCGTATTTCTCACGGATTACGGCGTCTATTTTTTCTTCCATCCGTTTATAGTCAGGAAGAAGGCGTTTCAGTGGTGCGGGAATGTCCTGGCAATACGCTTCTGTTGCATCATGCATTAACGCTTCAAAAGCAAATTCCTGCGGCACCAGCTGGCTGCAAAGAACCGCATGTTGGGCGACGCTGTAGAAGTGCGAAAGATGACCGGCAAAGCGACAGATATTTGAAAGGGAAACCGCGATATCGTTAATATCGATGTCGTCTTTATTTATCCTGTCATAATAAAAATGCTTCCCGGAAAAAGTTTTAATAAATGACATTTTGTTCTCCACGTATATGCGCTGCACCGCGCTGAATTCTGCTAAAAAGAATCCCTCACCATCCGGTGATTATTGAGTTAATTACGTTTCCATAAATGCCCCCGCAGGGGCATTTGCAGTAATGAAATCAGGCGGTGAAAGTACCAATAAAGGTTTCTACTTTGCTGTCTTTGAATTTCTCAACAAGCAGATCACGAAATTCGTTAGCCATTTCTTCCTGCACCGCTTCCAGCTGAATAATGCGCAGAACCAGTACAGGACGATCGCCAGTGATAATGCTGAGGCGTAATTTAAACGGACGTTCTTTCAGACCTTCAAACGGAACGCATTTAAATTCAAATGCCACTGGCATAATGTCTTTGGTCTTCGCTTCGACAGACTCCATCAGGGAGCGTTTGCCGCTGAAGTCATTGTCTTCAAAATCAGCGGTCTGGTTCGCTTCAATTGTGATTTTACGGATCGCCGCAGCCGCTTTGGTTGCCTGAATGGCGTCACCATTAGCATCAAAGCCCACAAGGTAGTCGGCCCAGTCTTCAATCCATTCTGCCAGTGACTTCTGGGAGTTACGCTCGCCATTAACAGACAACAGAGCAGAGAACGGTGCTGTCTTTTTCAGTTTGAGAGTGGCGGTGTTATCTGCGTGACCTGGTTCATCAATAGTACCCAGGTTAAGCACACTGACGGCTCGCATATTATCGGCATCGATAAAGCAGCGGGTGCCTTCATCTGCAAGATCTTTAGAATAACGGGTAAAGTCATCGATGCTGGCAGTGGAAAGTGAACCACGGAAACGGAAACGATTTAAATTAAATTTTTCCAGATCATGAATGCGGAAATTCTCAGGCAATGCCACAGCATCGGCACCAATCTTACTGATAATTTCATTAACACCCTGAGCAGAAATAAGGGATTGGATTTGATTAATTGCGGTTGCGTCTAAGTACTGAGACATAATAAGTCCTCACTATATTAAGATATTCAGTGATGAGATAAATAATCAGTTAATTAAGAACGATATTAATGACCTGCTGCGCGGAGTTTTCCGTCAGGTTCACCGGCAAGAGTCAGTAATTGTCCCTGGTCTTCCTGCAGAATAGTCAGGCGACCACCGCGATTGACATACATCGGCGTTTCGGTGGTGTCTTCTTCGGAAATTTTCCCGCGGTTAGTCGGGCGAACATATGAGAGTTTGTGTTTGATTTTCACACGGTTCTCATCAAATGGTTCGATTTCCAGGTTGAGTGAGACCTTCCCTTTGGTTTTCGTGTTCATCACACCGGAAGCGACTTCACTGAGAACTGCGCCGATTTTGGTTTCAAATACGCCGCCGTCCAGCTCCCCGATAAATGCCTGCACATCAGTACTGCGTTCGCTAGCCATTTTGCTGCTCCTCATCATATCGACCCTGCAAGGTCGGTTGGTTTCTCCACAAAACAGAGAAGAACACCTGCGGTGGCTGCCGCCCGGATGGATTGGGTTATGAGCCCGTCGTCCGGTGATGCTCTTCTCTGTTTTGTAAAAAGGACGGTACCAGCCGGAAGCAATGGTACAAGCTGGTACCGCCAGGACTACACACAGCATAAAGTTGTGGTGCCGGGTGCCTCCCGGTGCCTGGCGAAGGTTGCACACCAGGCGGGTGGGTATCCACAGAAGGTCGACTGTCAGCCTCAACCTTAACCCGCGTGCGCTGAGCCGCATTCACCACAACGCTAAGGATTCTCTCTGGTTGAAAATACTTAGCTGTTATGTGCCTGTCTTTTCACCACTTCAGGCTCGGTGGTATCCTTTTAAGTCCGTATACATAAAAGGAAAATCAAATGACTTTTGATGAAAAAGAACTTGATAATGCAATTAATAAAATCATCGTAACGTCGCTCTTTTCCTGTCTCAGCGACACTCAGCAGAAACAGTTCTACGAATCGGCTTTCAACATGATCGAGCGTTGTTGTTTCTGCGATGCCGACGAGTTACCTGAAAAAATCAGGAAACAGTTGGCTGATGCTCTTCGAGTGCGACTTTCTGACCAATTTTCTGAAATGTACTCTCCGAATTTGGACAAATAGAAAAAGGCCATTTCCATTCAGGGTCTAATGGAAAGACTTCAGCCTGTTCTAAAGCACGGCGTAAAGAGAACACAACTCCAGCCATAATCTGATGTTTCCCATTGGTCCAGCTATCGCCGCTCTGATCTACATGAGCGGCTATGTCGTATGACCAAACGACTTCACCACTATTGTTTAAAATCTGGACTTTCATTTTGTTCTTTAACCTCCAGATTTCCGCGCATCTAAAGGCGCATTCTCATTTGGTGTGAACTGAATAGTTGTGCTGATATTGATTAATGCCCCGACACACAAGACTACGCACTCAGAGCAGATAGCAACTTCATCTTTTCCGCCTTTGGCGATGATTTTTTTTGCCTGCAGCTCGTTTGCGCCACAAAACGAGCATGTGAAATAACGGTTCATTTGCGCTCTCTTACACATAGTATTTAACGAATCATCCGGTCATTCATACGCCACCGGCGGCTACTTCGTGGGCGTCCTGCCTGTTCGTTATCTTTGATATAAAATCTAACTTAACTTAGTTTTGATGGCAAGAGAAAACACCAAACTTTTCTTAGTTCGGTGTTTTGGTTAGAGAAAAGGGGAGCTAGAGTTCGTATTGAACTCCTTTGACTACACCAATGATGAGGCAATTACCATTGATCGGGATGTTGGGGTACCGGGGATTTAATGGCACTAAAAACTTTTGAGGGCCATCGATAACTAATTTTTTTACTGTGGCTTCGTTTGTTCCATCAAGTCTAGCGATGACTATTTTTCCATGCCGGGGTTCTGCATCAGGATCTACAATCACTGTTGCGCCTTCTGGTATTGTTGGGAGGCCGTTAGGGTTAGTCATGGAGTCGCCTTTAACCTCCAATGCAAATGAGTTATCACCAATCTTTAATGATGTATCTACCCACTTGTCTACTTCACTAAACACTTCTGCTGTCCTGCACTCAGTAAACTGCCCAGCCTGAACCCACGAGATTACAGGAACTCTGCGCATGTTTGTGACGAGTTTGCCTTCAAACTCCGCACCATAAAGAATGTAATCTATTGACGTATTGAAGAACTTCGCTAATTTTGAAAGTGCTTCTCCACCAGGGACATTGATGTCTTTCTCCCAGTACCCCACAGCAACGTCACTTACTCCACAAAATTTACCCAATTCTTTCTGGGACGTTCTGGTAACTCTTCTCAGAGCTTTTATACGCTGACCAACCGTTTCCATAGGAGCACCATTTCTTTAATTACTAAGTAATCTTAGTTTTTATTGACCTAAGATAGATTGATAATTAACATCTAATAAAACTTAGTTCGGAGGGCATATGACGACTGACGATATCGAAAGCTACTTCGGCAGCATTGAGAAAGTTGCTGCTTTTTTCGGCATAACAACTGAAGCCGTTTATCAGTGGCGAAACCGTCCTGGCCAGTTAATTCCAAAAGGACGTGCAGCAGAGGCTGCATATAGAACTTGCGGACGGTTGCCATTTAAACCTGAGCTTTATGAAAAATCTAATGGATAAATCGATTTACAGAAACCACAGATATGAGGGCTTAAACGTGGGTAAAGAACCTGAATGGAAAGTTGATAAGCAACCAGCATGGCTGGTGGCAGCAATACGAAGAACGATTGCTGATTTACCTCATGGCTATGAGGAAGCAGCAGAAATTCTTGGTTTGTATAAATCTGATGATATCACCCCAGCAAAAGATCAATTGCATAACAGACTGCGTAGCGGTGGGGATCAAATTTTTCCACTTGAGTGGGCCATGGTTTTACAGGATGCCAGTGGTACCAGGCATGTAACGGATGCAATAGCCCGTCGTAGTAATGGGGTGTTTGTGCCGCTGGTGGTCATTGATGACATTGACAATGGTGACATTAATCAGCGGCTGATGGAGTCAATAGAATGGATTGGCAAGCATTCCCAGTACTTACGCAAGGCAACTGCTGATGGAGTTATTGACCAAGCTGAGCGTGAGCAAATCGAAGAGAACAGCTACCAAGTAATGGCGAAGTGGCAGGAGCATTTAACACTGTTATTTCGTGTTTTTTGTGCGCCGGAAAAGAGTAACGCCCGCGAGTGTGCAGCTCCGGGCGTCGTGGCGTCGATTGCTTCTGGTTGTGGAGAAACTAACGCATGAACAGTTTAACAACACACTACCGTCGCTCGCAACTGATTGCGCTTCCTGTACCGGGTGGAAAAGCGAAGGTGGAGTATTGCTATGCAGTGAATGTACCAGGTGACAGGGAAATTGTAACCCACAGCTTTGCAGAGTGGGCTGTGGGGGATTTCAACCGGCAGAAGGAGACAGTCCTTTGCGACAAGTTAACCGCTGGTTCAAAGATCACTACGGAGTGCCCGTCAGAGTCATTCGTTGGGAGCCGGAAACACAACGGGTTATCTACCTCCGTGAAGGCTATGAACATGAATGCTTCAGTCCGCTCGAACAGTTTCATCGTAAATTCAGGGAAATAGAGGTCGGTCATGAGCCTGTTAATGACATCCCAGCCCATTGTGATAAATCGTGATCTTGCATGCCGTATTGGTCTGAATGAGGCAATTGTGTTGCAGCAGCTTCATTACTGGCTGAATGAAACGAATTCAGGCACTGAGCATGGCGGAATTCGCTGGGTTTATAACACGACAGAACAGTGGCTGGAGCAGTTTGAACCGCCCCGGGTTTCCTGG